GGACTGGAGTCTAATCCGGGGATCCCCTCAAAAGAGTTACAAGGCATCCTGGTAACATGGAACCATGGTTGCATGGTATAAAACCTCATAAGAGTAACTCAACCTCGATTCTGTGCCTGTCTCTTTCACTTCTACAGAGATGCCGGCCGTCAAAGTAACTCGCTCGCTACGCTCGCTCCCGTCCTCGAGGTCTAGTCGTGATTCCATGATCCCATGTAGTTATATGCCATGTTAATTGCTGCATGGTATCATGGTTGCATTGATCAATTACCGGCATGCTAACAGCACATTAAATGAATTTCCTATGTTTGGTTAGTTGTCTTTGCATCCCGGTTACTCTTATCGAAAGAGATAATGATCAATAACTACAGATAATCTCTGTCATATGCAATTGAAGCGTTATTGAACCAAAAGTAAGTTAGACCATGCGTAAGTGATTGATTGATACCATGATACCATTGTTAAGTGTACCAATAGCCTTGGTAGCGTGGTCACATGGTTACATGACTCAATGGGTCGTTGTTCACTGGCAACTCGGACCGAGCCCCTGGGGAGGCCGGCATCTAGAAAGAGGAGGGGGGTGGGGTACTACTACTACCGGGGGGGAGGGGGTAGGGGACCGGGTGAGGGGGGCGGCCGCGGCGGCTGGCGTCTTAAAGGAGTCCCAAAAATTTTTAGAAAATTTCTTTTTTCAAAATCTTCTCTTGCGTTGTAAGTCATGGGGGGGTACTACTACCCCCCGCTACTACCTATGCCAGCACTCCAAAACCTCACCCACGAGAAGTTCTGCCAATTAATTGTGGAATCGGGGGATACCCCAACCTCGGCATACAACAAGATCCAACCGGATGCAAAGAACCCGGCATCTTACGGTTGCCGCTTGATGACACGACCGGAGATTGTCTCTCGTATTGCCGAACTCAAAACAGAGGTTTCTACCAGAAGTGTTTCAACCATCTCTCGAAAGAGGGAGGTGTTGCGTCTCATGATTGAGGGGGTTGTACCCACCAAGGTTGTGAACAAGGCAAACGGTGTTGAGGAGACCTATGACAAGTTGGCGGCCATGCAGTTGGATTGCAAACTCGCAGGAGAACTGGCGGAAAACATCCACCTCACCGGAGGAGCAGACCTCAAATTGAATTTCACAGTACGGGATCGAGAGTCAAAGACCATCGATGGTGATGGTGTTCTAGATGCTGTTCTCATACCGGATGCCGAGGATGAAGTCTCGGCGCTAAACGATCATGTCCCAAGTACAGACCCCAGCCCGTAACGTAAGTCACGCACTCAAGTTGGCAATGGCCATCCGCAAGGAGGCGGATAAGGACGAGGATAGGGGACTACTCTATGCCGCGTCATATATCCTTGATAATGCCACGGCATCCGCAACGAGCATGACGATTGACTTACCCAAGGCAAAGACAATCGTCCTCCAGTTTGTCCAACACCTCTTGGACAAGAACCAGTTTGAGGCTGCCGCAACAATCCTTTGGGGTCCGGAGGTGTACGATTGGAGACCGCAGTCGGCTCAAGATACTTGGAGGATCCTTTTCAAGTACGACAAGAACCTCATCCAAGGTGCAGGTGCCATGGGTAAGTCCTTCAATGGCGCGGCATGGTTCTACTTGGACTGGTTACGGGATCCCTACTACACCGCAATGAAGGTGATCTCTTTGACTAGGGAGCACGCGGAGAGAAACATCTATGCGCACATCAAGAACTTCCATAGGCAAGCACTTGTAAAACCGGAGTTTGCAAAGGGAGAAGCGTTGGTGACATCTATTCAAGCCAACGAGGACACCAAGCAAGGTATCCATCTCGTCGCTATCCCCAAGGGTGACTCCGGAGCAGGTACACTACGTGGGTTCCACCCAGCGCCACGGTTTGGAAAACCCCACCCAAGGTTTGGCCGTCTCTCTCGTATCCGGGTTATCTTGGACGAAGCGGAAGAAGTCCCTGGTGGGGTGTGGGAAGGCGTCAATAACATTGCCTCATCTATGGATGACATTGGTCACAAGGGTCTCATCAAGATCTTTGGGGCATCCAACCCCAAGGATAGGACCAGCGAATTTGGTCGTAGATGCGAACCAAAGAGGGGGTGGAACTCAATCGATTGTGAACAGGACTTTGAGTGGGAGAGCAAGGATGGGTTTCATGTCCTCCGGATCGATGCCAACAAATGTGAAAACGTCATCCAAAAGAAGATGGTCTACCCAGGGCTTCAGTCATACGAGGGGTTCATGAACTACGCTGGTAGGGGACAGACACCGGAATATTTCACGATGGCAAGGGGTTGGTTCCCCGAGGAGGGAATTGCCATGTCGGTCATGACGCCTCATATGCTGGACAATAGTCTAGGTATTGTACGATTTATCGGACCTGTAGTCCCTTTGGCGGCATTTGACTTGGCACTTGAGGGCAACGACAGCGTGGTGTGCTCCTATGGAAGGTTTGGGTTGTCGGATGGGTGGACCCCGCAGTCCGGTAGATTTGAAAACTTCCCATCCCCCAGAACCGTACTCCAACTAGACTCACAGATCACCTTCCCAAAGAACGCAACACTTGAGCAGACCACGGCAATAATGAAGTTCTGTGGGCAGATGAAGATCACGCCGAACTGGTTGTGTGTCGATCGTACAGGAAACGGGGCGGGCATTCATGATGCCCTCTGCACTCTTTTTGGTAAAGAGACGATGGGGGTGAACTACTCCTGGGCCGCCACCGATACCCATGTGCTTGGTGATGACAGCAAGAAGGCGAATGAACTCTACCATGGAGTTGTCACCGAACTCTTGTTTGGCTTGGCCAAGTACTTGGAGTTTGGATACCTCAAGATCTCCCCGGGATTTAGGACGGAAGAGTTGGTGAGGCAGGCAACCTCCCGGCGCTACAAGCAGAGGGGGCAGGGACTAGTTAGAGTTGAATCAAAGGCGGACTACGTCAAGAGAACCCGCAGCAAGTCTCCGGATGCATTGGACTCCCTCTCACTGCTTGTCTACCTCATGCGACAAAGGTCAGGGGTAGCGGCCGACATGGTGACAAACAAACCAAAGGAAAAAAGGATCCGCGAAAGGAAGTTGCAGAGTCTTGTCGATGTGATGTCATTTGTTGACATGTCGGAGTAGCGGTTATAGTTTTTATGAATACCACGGGTTCGTCTAACGGTAGGATTCGACTCTCATACGGTCGAGATGCGAGTTCGACTCTCGCACCCGTCACCATGAATACCTTGTAGTGTAACGGTAACACTTCAGTTTTTGCCGAATGGTGTAATGGTAGCACCGATCCCTTTGGAGGATCTTGTCTAGGTTCGAGTCCTAGTTCGGCAGTTTTTTTCTTGCCAGTTGTAAAGGAATCCTTGATAACTCAATTGCAGTCCAATGTACCAAGGCAGGCGAGCGAGACTCCAAATCTTGCTGGCTCCGTTCGATTCGGAGGGGCTGTGCCAATCTAAGTAGACATGGGGGGCTTCCCGCAGACCAGCTATCTCACCCCATGTGTTCTTTTATTTCGGTGAAAACTTCGGGGGAATCTTCGGTGAACCCCTGCCCAAAGGACACGCCGTAAGGACTCCAATGGGCATTATAGTCGGGGGAGGCAATGAGGGGCGAAACTGGCGGGTAGCTTTGTGCTGGCCTAGTTGGGAGTAGTAGCGACCTGATCCTCCCCCGACCTTTTTAATACCCCCAAATTCGCAGGAATTAGGTTATAGCATAATTAGGGATCTTATGAGGTTATAGCATAATTAGGGATCTTATGAGGTTTATCCCGTGCTTATAACTTCCCCTATGAGAGGATGGTTTCCTTTAGCGGACATAAAGGCCGGTAACGGAAGCTATAACTGACATTGCACACTACACTTGCCGTGTGTATCGTGCAGATGTTTTGTAAGAACGGCTAGAGTCGCGGCTAGAGTCGCGGCTAGAGTTACTATACCCTATCGGTAACATTTTTGCCAATTCGCAACAAAAGTCGAGTTAATGTGCCAAAAAGGGTATAATTCGCAACAAATGCCGAGTTAAGACCACAAATTTGAAACAGGATGCCTGTTAATAAAACGCATTGGGGTTTTTAACAATTTTTACTTGCGTTGTTATACAAGAATGGATAGTTGTAAAAGTGAAATGGCAAAACCCATTGAAGGAATGATTCCTCCCGGTAGTTGGCATTACTTCCAAAGTGATGTCAAACTAACCGGAGATTCTCTCAACGATTTGTATAAAGTCGTTGAGGAACACCGTGCCAACAACTCGTTGCCCCTTGGGGATGTGAAGGGTGATGTCAACAACTACATCTGTGGTAATTGGCCAACATTCTGTCATGGAGTCGATTCGGTGACGATTAATGTCGGTCATTGGGAGGCAGTCACTAGATCTGCTGAGTTGCTACAAGACATCTCAACCTGGGCTAACAATTTGCTCAGATCCATGGAACCATACACCTTGGTTCAAGATCAAGAGGCGGAAAGAAGGGCAGCAATATGTGCCCAGTGCCCAAACAATGCTGCTTGGAGAAGTGGGTGTGGTTCATGCATCAATGCCGCAGACCGAGCATGCGCGGCAGTACGGCAAGCAAGAGAGACTTCAAACGCAAAAAAACTAGGGGGATGCTCCCTCTTGCGTCACGACAACCGTACCGCGGTGTTCATTGATAAAGAAAAACTTGCATCTTCCGGAAATTTGCCTACTAATTGCTGGCTAACGTAAGACTATGGCATCAGACATTAAACCACTTCCTCCTAGAATCACGGATACCTTTGCACACAAGGCTCCGCGTATTGAGGACAGTACCAAACCTAAAATTTTAGATCTCAACGTGGTTGATGCTGACAACAGCAACAACGACACGGTTGACCCTAAAACACTTCAGGTTAGGAGGACGTTCAAGGATTCCCGTCAGGCCCACAGTGCCTATCGTCGTCTCAAGCAGCAGAATGTTGAGAGGAACAAGAAGAACCAACTCATCCAAAAGAAACTCAACCTTGAGCAACCCTACAACAACAAGAAGTTGGAGAGCATGGGTCAGAATTGGAGGAGCAACCGTCCTACCGGGTTCCTCTCTACCATGGTCACAAGGATCCAACCACCTTTCCGTGAAATCATTGAGACCTCCCCAACCCTTACGTTTTCAAAATACCCTTTAGAGACCGTCGATGCGGAGAACAAGTCGAAGATTTTCCGTGAGGAGATCACGAAATGCATCCGAGGTTGGAAGGGGCATGATGATCTGCTTGCACAAACCGTTCATGAGAACACTTGTTTTGGGTTCTGTGGATGGGTTTGGGACGACCTCCGTGACTGGAAACCGGAGTTCCTCCGCCAGGACTACACTTTCTTTTCAATTGAAACCCCACAAGTAACTGATGCAACACCTATCTGGGCTCGTAAACGTCGCTATCAAATCGCCGAATTGCTTCCGGTGCTTGAGAAACCTGAAATATCCGCGTTGGCGGGATGGCATATCAAGAACCTCATCGAGTCTATCAACAATGCAATTCCTGCTGGACGCACTCTGGACGCAGATGATGACGCACGTCGATACGAAGATTGGGTACGTGAGGGTTCTTATGGTGCCAGTTATGAGAACGATGCGAAGTATGTGGAACTAGGTGAGATTTTTGTCAAGGAACCCCATGGAAAGATTTCCCGGTACTTGTTCGACGACAAGTCCGGAAACGAAATTTGTACCCAAGTAGACCGATACAATACCATGTCGGAGTGCTTGGCACTCTTTTCGGTTGAAGTGGGATCCGGAAACTTGATGTCATCCCGCGGTGCTGGTCGTGACCTCTACAACACCCACGTTGCCATTGAGAAGGCGCGCAACCTTGTCATCGACAACGTCTACCTCAACGGACTCCTGCTTCTCAAGAAGGGACCGAATGCCCGTCCAGACGCTGCTCCTTTGACGGTTGCCCACCCCATCGCATACATTTCCGACGGGTACGAAGTGATTGCACAACAAGTCCCAGCAGATGTTGATGACTTCTTGAAATTAGATCAATTCGTCTCCGGACTTGCTGAAATTCAAGTCGGAACCTTCTTACCCGGTCAAGTTACCGATTCCAACCAAGGAGGAAAGAGAACCGCTTCCGAAATCAACCGAGTTGCCGCGATTGAAAACCAACTCCGTCAAGGTATCCTCATGCGTTGGGCCCGCCAATACTCCAAGGGTGTTGAGAGGATGCAGAGGGGCATTTGCCATCCGGAGCATGTGAAGGCTGCCGCCGATCTCCACGGAATGCTTAGACTTGTCCGTCTCAAGAACCCTTCCGCTATTTGGGCCCGTAGGGAAATCGTCGATGCCTTTGATCGTTCCGGTATGGAACTCCCATCATTCTTGGTTCCTTTTGAAATTGATGAACATCTCGATGAGGAAGCGGTTGGATGCTGCTTGAACATGTTGGAGAGGAACCTCCCCCCTTCCGACATCCTTCTCATGGCATATAGTCCTGCCTCGGAACTCCTATCAGACACCACGATCCAAGACCAACAGATGCTGGATATGATCGTCCAGAGGTATGCTGGCAACCAGAACATCAACCAGGACGAACTCATCAAACTGGATCTTTCGACCAAGATTGGGCAGGCAAAAGCAAATTCACTTGTGCTTCCGAAGGATCAAGTTGAGGCGCTTGCGATTGAGGCAAC